CCTCTAAAGAGTTGATAGTGTCTTTACCATACTTCTTATAGTCTACACCAAGAGCTTGAATAATACGTTGACGAGCTTCTGTCTTACCAACTAGAGCTTCTTCTACGTCAAGTTGTTTTCTAAGTTCACCCAGAAGGTCTTTTACCCTAGACTTTTGTTCCTCTTCAGGCTTAAAACGTGTAGGTACACTGTATTTAAAATCACCAATCCCACCAAACGCATCAAGGTCTACGGTTGCTTCTGCTTTAGCCCTTCTAATGATATCCAGAGCTTCTTCAAAACCAATGCCAAGTCTTTTACCAAGCTCTTCTGCTGAGTCATTAAGTTCGTCTTGGCTATCTTTTAGTTTATCTAAGGTGTCTTCAACCAGAGAGAATTGAAAATTTATGGTGTCAATCAGGTCATTCTTTTTCTCTGCATTAACCTTCTTATTTAAATCAATCTCAAGGTTGGCAGAGTCGATAGCTTCTTGTGTAATTTCTGCTAGTGCAGCTATACTATCTTTTCTCGTTTTAGTAGTTGCAGCAGCTTGGAGTGCAGCCGTTACAGTTATACGATCTCTGACAATAGCTTTAGTTTTCTGCTCTTCTTCAACTAATCTATTTCTATAAGCATCCTCTAAGGCAGACCTTACCCTGTTATAACCCTTTTCAGTTTCTATTCTTTCGTTAACAATATCGTTAGTTATTTGTAAAGAGGCTTTAATTTCCTCTTGACTTGGGCCAACACCACCAAACGCTGTTAAAGGGTCTGGGTCTAATGCTGTCTTGCTTAACTCTTTAGCTTGTTCTATACGCTGTATAACTTTTAAGAGACTTTGGTAAAAAGTTTCCTGAGCCTCTGTTAAGTTCTCTACACCACCAACATTACCAAGGAAAGTCTCTTTTAAGTCTAATGCGGTTTTTAACCTATCAGTTATAGGTATAGCCTCATTCTCTAAGTCCTTAAGGCTATCTCTAATACGTGCTGTTGGTTTACTTAATACCCTTGTTTCAAATACATTAGCAATAAGCTGTAGTTCACTCCTAAAGCCTTGAAATTGACCTCTCAAACCTCCTAAAGCTTCGTTTAGGGAGTCTAAGGCTTTTATTTTTGCAAGGCTGTTTAACTCCCTTTGTATTTGAACAAGTAGTGGAGAAGTTTTACCAAAAGATTCATTAACTTGATCTATGGCAGATGTTTCAGATACCTCTCTCCAGTTATCAAAAGCATCCGATAAATCTTCTATGTTTTCTTGTAAAGATTTAGCTTTACTTCCTGAACCCAATAAGGCTGTACCCAAACCACCAAGAGCAGCAATACCAAGGCCAATAGCAGCACCCCAAGGGCCAGCAAAGAAACCTGCTAACTGAGACCCCTGCTGAGAAAATGCAATCATTGGGTTCGTGCCAGCTTGGACCTGTACGATAAAGTCCTGTAGCTGATAACCAGCCTGTTGCATCTGAACTTCTTTAGCACGAAGAGCTTTACCAGAGCCGTAAATAGCCTTCTCAAAGATACGGAAATCTTTTGCACTACCACCAGCAACAGACTTTAATCTACTCATCTGATTATTCAGACGCTTAGTCTCAGCAGTTAGTCTTTCCTTGCCAATCAAACCTGCTTTTTCAGCACGTTGGACATCACGTAATTCAGCTTCTAGATTGTCTAGTAACCTGATAGCACGGTCTACAGGTGCTGCATTTACATCGATGTCTAGCTTTATATCAGCCATTAGCTACCCCTAAGTATACGACATCTAGACGCTTGATTGCTTCTACTTCCCAAGATGCAAGTGGTGTCTCTGTCAATTCTTTCCACGCCTTAATTTGTTCGTATGTTATCGGGTTTGGGCCTGAGAAACCAGCAGACCTACTGTTGCTTAATGTAATAAAGGCAGACCAGACATGAGATATGATAGCAGGAAATTCTGTCGGGGGTTCCAATGCTTCAATCTTACGTCCAGTCTGCCTTTCTACTTCTTCTAAGTGTTCACGTTCTGTAGTACCTGACTCTGTGGGCTTATTCAGTTTAAACTGATGTCCTGCCCATTCACACAAATCTGATACTACACTTTCATAAAATCCAGAGAACTATTCAGAGCCTCTTCAATTTGTTCACGTAGCCAAAATACTTCTGAGTAGATGGCCTTAGCTTTTGTGGCACTAAACTTTGGTTGTTCACCGTCGAATGTGATATTCCAACCTTTGGTTGCTTTAGCTAAGAGTTCCAAGCCAGCGTCCTCTAGCTCCTCTGCTGTAACCTCTAGGCTTTTCTTACCTTGCGCTTTCTTGAGGCGTTTGTTTGTCTGCTCATGTATAGCAGATTTATAAGCCTTAGAGTGTGGTGCATGTAGTGTGATAGTCATAGGAGACTTATCATCATTGGTAAGTGTTTCTAGGGTGGCAGGGTGTACTATAGTAGCTTCTACAGTGTCACTGCTTGGGGTTAAATCTTTCAAGTCCATGTCGAGTTTCCTTGTTTATCGGATTATCGGGTTAGTAAATGTGAGGGATGCCAGACCCGACACCAGCACCCCTCGCCCTAGCTAGGGATTACGCAGTCTCAGGACGACTGATTTTAAAGTTAGTGTCTTCTGTGCTGTCGTATAGGGCAACAAAAGACATTGTGATTAGTCGGCTTAGTGGTCCGTCAACGCCAACATCAGCAGAGTTCACTTTGATACGTGGGAACATGAACTCATATTCATTAGCTGCTGATGGATCATTAACTGTAATAACCAACTCACTTTCAGTCTCATTCAAGAAACGGTTAATCAGTGCAGCATCTTCAAAGTATGCAGTGAATGTACCTTCAACCTGTGACATACCATATTCTAAAGATGGTGCTGCAGAGCTACCAATAACGAATGTTGGTGAGAAGCTGTTGTTAACTGTGAAGTCAATACTTGTGATAATAGCAGCAGATGAAGAAGAGCCTACGTTACCGATAGCCAAATCACCTGAGTAAGCATCAAATGGTTGTGCCGATGAAGAAGCGTCTTGTGTCTTCTCTGTAGCTGACATGCTCATATCTGAACCAATAATACCAAAGGTTGTTGTAACCATCTGGTTTGGTGCCATAGAAATACCCATTGTAGATACTGTACAGCCAGTAAACAAACGAGCTTGGTCGATGTCTGCTGCATAATCTTCAATAGAGAAGTACTTTGGTGTTGTACCGACTTTTAGTACATCTGGTGCTGACGATGGGCTTGTGTCCCATGTGTTAAGCATAACAGATTCTAAGAACTCATCAAAGTCACCATCACGTAGGTCAACAACGATGTCACCACCTACTTGGCTGTTACCTTGACGGTCAACTCGTGTCATACGGTCAGCTTGAATTTCATTACCAGCAACACGATCACGAGTTAGGTTTAGTGAGTGTGTATTGAATGGTAAGTTTTGGAAGTTTCCAGCAGGTGTCGTACCGAAAGTCGATTCGGTAATATATGACAGCGTGGAACGAGAACCCTGTGCGAAGGCCATTTATATTCTCCTAATTAATTGTATATGTACCAGCCGATATCAATCGGAATATAGTACCAAGGACTGTCCACAAAGCCTTGCTGCCGTTCAGCATAATCTATGGACACGATTATTGTCTCATCGGATGAGTTAGTAAAGCTAATATCAGTCGTTGCTTCAAATGCTTCTATAACTGTATTAGCTAGATCATCAGCAGTAGCTGGACCGTTTCCCTCTGGGGTATAAACAAGAACAGTAAATACGCCTTGGTATCTCTGTTGGGGGTTTAAACCTCTTACAGCAGGTCTACGGAGTGTCGGGACATATTGGCACTTGACATAGCTTGTACCTGTCGTCGGATCAAAGGAAACATTCTCATATGCAATGTCAGGTAAATTAGAAACATTAGATAGTTTTGTCTCTAAAGCAGCACGAATATCATTGTGTATACTAGCCATGAATATTCCTTACCTTAGCAAATACATGATACCCATGTTTATATTCTACAGCAGTAGCGTGTGGTGAGCCGTTTCTTAGTGTAATAGCTGTTGTATTAAGTAGGTTAGGTACTTTGTTTATATCTGAAACAAGATTACCAAAACCTACTTTACGCATTGCTCCTGCATCCTGATTTGTAGGTTTATTTCTAGAGGACTTTCCTCTTGGACGACCAGCACCTACAGTATAGGAAAATGAAGTTACATAAGCACCAGTATCTACAGGTGAATATGATACTGCTGTCTGTGCTATGTCTATGAGCTTGTCTCTTACAGCGTCTTCTGCTGTTTGTTCTATTGCAGCAAACTTTTTTCGTAACGAAGGATTAATCTTAAGTGTAGTTTTAAGCATTATTCCCTCACGTCACAAATATAACACAGTTTAGACCCATTAGAGAATATTGTACGAACACTTACAATTTTAACTTTGTCACCATTACCTATGATCTCGTCTTCATC